GTCGGTGATGATCAAATCACTGTTCAGCGTGTTAACAGGGTTTATGCAGTCAAGGATCAGAAATACGGGCTAATTTACAAGGTCAAGGACGGTAGGCTTCACAAAATGCCCGACGTGCCTGAACACTGTTACGTCGATAATACAAACTGCTTGAAGATAGCAGACATTGATCGATCGTTTTATATCGATCTTGCGAAAAAAAGAATCGCCGATTTCCTCGGCAACACTCAAAAAACTAAGAAGAAGCGAAAGGAAGTTGAAAAAATGGCTACAGCAAAAACAGAAAATTACAGTGATATGAATGTTTACAAAAAATTGCAAATGGTTCGAATGGAGTTTGCAAATTCAAACGTGAAGAAATCAGGTATCAACCGCTTTGCGGAATACAAATATTTCGAACTAGCCGATATCGTACCAACTGCGAACATGTTGTTTGCAAAATACAGTTGTTTGTTGGTTTGTGCTTTCGACAAAGGTTTTGCAAACGGTATTTTATACAATACTGACGATCCCAGCGAATGTATTTGTTTCGGCTTTGAAATGAAACAACTGGATATCATTTCAGCGGAAGGTAAACGCAAGATGAACCAAATGCAAGCGTTAGGATCTGAAATCACTTATGCGCGCAGATATTTATATCAACTTGTTTTAGACATTGTCGAAAGCGACGCTATAGAACCGACAATCGGCGAAGACGATGAAGAAAAACAAGAAAAGCCAAAAGCCGGCAGAAAACCACCTGCTACAGCAAAAGATCGTGATGAGGCCGTCAAAGAACTGACCGGTTCAGGCGATAAAGAGGCAGAATGTACCACCACACAGATAAACGCTATCAAAGCAGGCCTTAAAAAGCTTCGTGATACGGGTGTCGATCATGAAGGTTATATCGCTGAAGTTGTCGCAAAAATCAAAGCTGGAATGACGAAAAAAGCAGCTGACGGCCTACTGAAAGAAATCGGCGAAAAGATTGCTGAAGCAGGTGCATGATGAGATTTGTCGATAAGCACATTGAACTTGATAAACTACCGAAAAAATTCAAGAAAATGACGGCGACGCGGTTTGCTTCAGTGCTGGGTCTGAACACATGGAAAACGCCTTTTGCGACGTGGTGCGAAATGACAAGGACTTACGAAGAACCGTTCACAGATTCTATTTATACGATTGCAGGTAAGGTAATAGAGCCTAAAATCATTGACTATTTGAAAGAAAGGTTTTTCCTTGATATCGAAACGCCTGAAGACGTTTACGGTAAAGACTATTTTAAAAAGACTTACGGCGACTTTTACGGTGATGTCAAAATATTCGGCGGCATGTGGGACGCTAAATCAGACGATCTAATTGTCGAGATCAAAACCACGAAAAGGGCTGAAGACTGGCTTAAAGATATTCCAATCTATTACAAACTTCAGGCGGCGTTATATGCGTACTTGTCAAAAATCGATGACGTAATCATAACGTGTTCGTTCTTGAAAGACGGGGATTACGAAGATCCCGCGGTGTTTGTGCCGACTATTGATAATACTATAGTTGTCGAATGGAAAATGTCAGAGGACTTTCCTGATTTTGAAAAACGCTATATAAAACCTGCAATGAAATTTTGGAAAGATCATGTTGAAACTGGCATTTCACCGGATTTCGACGAAAGAAAAGACGCCGATATTTTAAAAGCCTTACGCACCAATGTTGTAGGCGTAAAAGACGACGAGATTGAAAAATTGCTTGCTGTTATCGACGCAGATCAATCTGCCTACAATAAGGCGTCGTCCGAGATTAAAGTAATAGAAAAACGCTTGAAAGAAAACAAAGAAAAGCTGAAAAAGAACCTTCAGGGCAAATTTGGCGACAACGACGACAGGGTCGAAATTAAGTCGACAGCATACATTTACACATTATCCAAAAACACTAAATCGTCAGTTGATACTGAAAAATTAAAGCAAGACGAGCTGTATGAAAAATACCTTGTCGAAAAAGTTGAATATCGAATGTCGGTCAAGGCGGTGAATGAAAATGATAGTAAGGATTAGCCTTAAAGGTGGCGGGGATATGGTTTTTACAGGCAATGTTTTGAAAGTTTATTCTATCGGCGACGAAAAGGGTAAAAAGTTAGCAGTTGAAACTGATAAAATAACTACCTTCAAATTCTCCGATATCAAAAAATTAGAAATTGAAAAGGCGGTGCAATCATGAAATTTGAAAAATTTGCTAAAAAGATCGGCGCACATGGGCAACTTGTTAAAGCATTCGGTTACAGTTTCCTTGTAGCAGGACCGACAGCTGTAGTTATCCCTGATTTTGCTCTTGATTTTTATCAGACAGCAAAGGCAGAGAAATCGGAAATATTGACCAAAGTATTCGAAATATTTGACATTGACGAATTAGCGAAAGTGGCTGAATTGTCGAGGGCTATTGTTCTTGAAGCTGACGGGAGTTCAAGCGCGATCAGAAGAATCTTTCAGGATCATAACGGCAAAGAAGTCAGCATATCAAATGAAGCGTTTGGTTTGCTAGAAAAACAGGATCATGTTTATACTGGTTCTATCGATGTCGATGAAAAAACCATTAATTACTTGGTTGTTATCAAAAATCAAGATATCCACGGCGTTATTTTTCAAGAATTAATTTAAAGAAAAGAGGTATTTTATTATGGCAATTAAACTTGCAAAATCTGAATTTACTACTATCCCGGAAGGGGAACACACTTTTAAAATCGTTGAAGTTGAATATAAAGCTGACTTCGGAAAAATGATTATCACTATGGCAACTAAAACAGGGCTTAAACACGTTGAACGTTATTCTTTAATAAAAACTAACGGTGAAACTAACGAAGGGGCATTGAAAGCCTTTTCATTCATGGCTAAGACAGCATTGAATGATTTTGCTCTTGATGAAATCGACGAAAACGATCTTGTCGGCTGCTATCTGAAAGGCGTCGTTACTCACAGCAAAACGCCGTCAACTAAAAATCCTGACAAAATGATGACGTTCACTAATTTAAGCGATATTGAGCCAGCTCTCGGGTTTGAAGACGCAGGCAATGAGGACGCTGAAGGGTACGATCCTCTTGACGATATCTAATGCGCGAAAGCCGTTTGCAATCAAAAATAATCAACTATTTGAAAGCTAACGGAATTTATTATGTAAATACATATGGATCGGGAATGACCGCGAAAGGCGTTCCCGATCTCCTAATATGTTTGAATGGTAAATTTATAGCTTTTGAATGTAAAGTGCATGATAACGGAATGCAGCCTGATCAAGAGATCCACGCTATCAGGATTATAAGATCGAACGGAAGACACTACTGTCCGCGGACACTAAGTGAAGCAATTCAGATAATCGAAAAAGAAAGGGGGCGGGGCATTGGATAAAAAATATATCGTACTGGATAACGAAAAAAGAGCAGTACATCGGTTTAAGGACGGGCTGAAAGCTCTCCCGTGGGACAAGGTCAAAGACTTCGACAATCTTGCTATGATCGTACCTGAACCGTTTATAGTGCTTGATTTTGATACGATCAGCGACGCAGATATAATTAAGCAGATCATCAATGATCTTGATTTAAAATGCAAAGTCATGCAAACATCGCGCGGCGTACATGTTTGGTTTAAATCAGCTGAACCGTGGAAGAATTTTACAAAAACACGTCTTGCAATCGGCGTTTATAGTGACTGCCGGTCACATTCTCGTAATGCTTATGTGAAAATCAAAGATAATGGCGTCATGCGAAAATGGCTGCGTGAATGCGATGACGATGAAGTTATGACTGTTCCTAAATGGCTACACCCTGTATCACAACCCGGGGATCATTACCGGTTTAAAGACATGGGTGACGGCAGCGGGCGTAATCAAGAATTGTTTTCGTACATAGTATATTTGCAAAGTAAGGGCTTCAAGCGCGACGAAGTAAAAGAAACTATCAATGTAGTCAACCGATTTGTTTTGGCTGAATCCTTACCACAGTACGAAGTTGATTTGATCCTTCGTGATGAAGCTTTCAAGTCTGATGAAGAAATCGAAGCGCAGATCGCTGAAAAGGAAGTCAAGCGTAGTAAATTCGAGCATAATATATTCGCCGATGAATTGCTTGCGGTCGATAGGCTGATAACTTATAACGATAAAATTTATATCTATCGTGACGGATACTATCAGCCTAACCTGCAACAGATCGAACGGCAGATGATTGCAGCTTACCCCGGTATAAAATGGCGCGAACGTAACGAAGTGATTGCATACATGAAAATAATGACGTCACTAGATCGCAGTCAGATAAAAAAAGATCCTTACATTGTCAATCTAAAAAATACCAGGCTAAATTTAAAAACATGTGAGCGATTACCATATACCCCGGACGCGATCGAATTCGAACGAATCCCAGTGAATTACGATCCGGAAGCGAAATCAGACGATTTAGATATAATGTTAAACAGAGTGTTTTGCGGTGACCGCGAATGTATCAATCTGTTTGAAGAAATCGTCGGAGATTGTCTTTTACACAAGAACATCTTTCAAACGGCGTTCTTGTTCTACGGTAGCGGCAGCAATGGCAAATCCACAATTCTAAAATTGATCCGGACGTTTATCGGTTTAGAAAACTGTGCTACGATTTCACTTGAACAGTTAACGGGGACTTTCATTACGGCCGAGCTTGAAAATAAGCTTGTAAACATCGGTGACGATATAAATTACGGGTCGTTGAAAGAAACGGGAACATTGAAAAAGCTGTTCAGCGGTGAGCCGTTACAGGTGCAACGAAAATTCGGAATGCCGTTCACACTTGAACCGTATGCAACGCAGTTATTTAGCGCGAATGAAATTCCTCGATCTGCTGATAAAACAGATGGCATGATGAGAAAGCTGACATTCATTCCGTTCAATGCTAAATTTTCAAAAAACGACGATGATTACGACCCGATGATTTTCGAAAAAATTACCAGTGAAATTGCTTTGTCGTACCTGCTGAATTTAGCTATTAAAGGATTGCGCCGGCTAGTACAAAATAAACGGTTTACGTTGCCGAAAGTGGTTGAACAGGCAAAGCAAAAATACATGATAGAGAATTCAACGGTTTTGACTTGGGTTGATGAAGCTGATATGACTGTTGAAGAAATTTTGAATACACCTGCAAATGACCTATATATAAAGTTCACTGACTGGTGTAAAATTTCAAACATTCGGGAAATCACCGGTAAGAAATCTTTCAATCGTGAACTGATACGTAAATTTGGATTGGCAGAACAGCAAATACAAAAACGAATGAACGACGGTACACGGAAACGATTTTTCGTAGTTAGTTTAGATTAAAGAAGGAGAATAAAAATGACTAAAGCAGAAATGATAAAAATTTTAGAGAACTACAATGATTATACGGAAATTCATTTAATAAATAGCTGTCAAGATATTGACATGGGTACATCACTGATTTTGAATACAGTTATTGTGGAAAGGTCAAACGAAGCAAAAACAATTTATCTTATGGCATGAAACGGTGTGTATATCAAATCATAAGCTTTGTCACAAAAACATTCTGTGACAAATTGATATTCTGTGACAGTTTTTGTGACAAAAAAAGTGAGTGATAATGCGGGTTAGAATATATTTTGTCACATAATCACACTTTTATTTTTAAATCTATAAATATAATAAAATATATAGTATATATAGAAAATGAGTAAAGATAATATATTATATATATATATAGATTTAGGGCGTTTTTTCTGTGACATGTGACAAAATTCCTGAAAACCGCATGAATGCTACACTTTGTTGTCACGGAATCAAAAAGGATTGTGAGACACAATTCTGTGACAGAAGCCTTGAAGCAGCATTGTGACTGGTGTTAGACGTGTTTTGTACTTGTCACGGAATTATATTTCAACTATCAAAGCGGGGTGATGTTCTGAACTATGATAAAGAAACGCTGAAAAAAATAGAATTCTTAAATGAATACGGCGTTATTGAATCCCGTATCAGAATATTACGCGATCGGCTTGAAAATCGAAAACAATGTTTATATTCACTGGGGTCAGTTAAACTTGACGGTATGCCTAAAGGTGGTAAGACTTTCACTATTGCCGATAAAGTTGTCGAGGCTGTAACAGTTGAGGACGAAACAGCAGAGAAGATCGAAAATCTGCGGATCAAACAAAGTAAGATCCTTGAACGAATAAATGCAGTCGAAGATTTAAAGTGCGTAACTGTTTTAGAATTATATTATGTTGAAGGGCTGTACTGGAAAGAAGTTGCCGACATGCTGGGAGTAAGCGAAAGAACTGTTTATAGTATTCATAATATAGCATTGGAAAAGTTTACAGTTTGCAGTTGATTGCAGTTCGTTTCAGTTTGTTGCAGTTGATTGCAGTTCGTTTCAGTTTGTTGCAGTTGATTGCAGTTCGTTTCAGTTGAAAGTCGATTTAAGGCGTGATATTATTATGCTATCAAAATATCGCAGGACGATGACCAACTCGGTTGTCGTCCTTTTTTATTTGAAAGTTGGATCATTATGTTAACTAAGATATGTAGTAAGTGTGGCAAGTTTTACCCGGCTTCTGGATCGTGCTGCGAAAAGAAACGTCATAAAGAGTATGACTTATATCGTAGGGATAAAGAAAGCGCGGCTGTTTATCGTAGTAAGGAATGGTCTATATTAACTGTTCAATGCAAAGAAAGATGTAACGGTATCGATCTTTATATTCTTATGACTGAAGGTCGTATCGTTCCCGGTCAGCTGTGTCATCATATCTATGAACTGGACGAAGCACCTGACAGAAGGTTTGATATAAACAATCTGTTATATGTCAGTGTTAAAAGCCATGCTGCTATACATCGTATTTATTTGCGTGATAGTTATGAAAAGAAAATATTACAAAAAAAATTAGAAAAGTTTTTACAAATTTACGTCGGAAGGTAGGGGGAGGGCAAAAAAGTTCTTGCCCTGTCCGTCCGATACCGCGCTTTGTGTTTTTTTGCGAGAAATCGCCAAAAATGAAATTTTTAAAAGAAAGGAGCTGCTGCTCATGGGAGGCAGACAGAAGAAATCGGCGAGCGTCGCCACTGGAAAAATCGGAAAAGAAGCCATTCAGGCTAAATTAAAACAGGAAGAAAAACTGAAACTTTCCCGAAACGGATTAACGCCGCCGAGTTGGCTCGACGCGTTTGCCGCCGAAGAATTTTCGCGAGTTGTTGATGAAGCTGGAAATATTAACTTGCTTGATAACTTGGATCTTTCTATTCTTGCAGTTTATTCAAATGCTTATAGTCGATACATTGAAGCTACAAAGTTTATTAATGAAAATGGAATTACCGGAGATCGAGAAACTAAATACGGAATTCAAGAAGTCGTTAGTCCTTATGTATTGGCGCAGGAAAAATACGTTAAACAAATCATGCAGTGTTCCACTAAATTAGGATTGGCGACAACGGATCGGCTGAAGCTGATCGTTCCTTGCGAAGAAATGCCGGCGACTAATAAGTATTTAAAGTATGCTGAAAAATGATTGATCGCACGACCGCTTATGCGAAATTAATTGTATCAGGTAAGAGGATATCCGGCCGCAAGGAGTATTTAGCTTGTAAACGTCATCTTGATGATTTGAAACGTAAAAACTTTGATTATAAATTTGATTTAGAGGAAGCAGAAAAACATATCGATCTAGCCAATGAATTAACCATAGCTGAAGGAAGTGAACAGAAACGGCTTCGAACGCGGGGATTTCAAAATTTCATCATCGGCAGCTTATTCGGTTGGCGAAAAAAAAGAACTAAAGAAAGACGGTACAGGGAAGCATACATTCAGGTCGGCCGGCAAAATGGTAAATCTTTTTTAGCAGGTGAGATCGCGAATGATATTGCTTCTTTTTCAGGTTATCACCTTGGCCGTGTTTTCTGTACTGCGACAAAACAGGATCAGGCAAATATAGTTTGGGACGAGATTGCGAAATTTATCAGATCAGATTCGGAACTGGAAGAACTTTATAAAATTCGAGAACATGATCGCACTATCGTAAGTAAGATAACTGGTACAGAAATTAAAGCGATTGGCAGAGATACCAAAAGTGCAGACGGTTTCAGATCAGTGCTTGCGATCGTAGACGAGTATCATGCTCATAAAAATAATCAGATGTATAAGCTCATGCTTGACGGTCAAATAATGGTTGACAGTGCGCTGACAATGGCGATCACTACCGCAGGTTTCGACTTAAACGGTGCGTGTTATGAGCAGTATAAATTTTGCGATAAAGTTTTAGAAGGTGTTATCGCCAAAGAATCGCTTTTCATATACATCGCTGAAATGAATAAAGATGATGATATGTGGTTACCCGAAAACTGGGCAAAAGCAAATCCGCTGAATCTTTGGTCTGATGATTTGAACATGGATCAAGAAAAGATTAAACGCATGGCTGAAAAAGCTCTGGAAGCCAAAGAAAAAGGCGACACCGAACTTTTGAATTTCATGACAAAGTCTTTAAATATTTGGGTGACTTATTCGGCTGGTTCATTGTTGGACATTGCGAAATGGAAACAGTGTGAATCTGATTTAACATTAGAAGATATGAAAGGCAGAGAATGTTACTTGGGTATAGATTTATCGCAGGGGGGCGACTTAACCAGTATAGGACTGGTTTTTCCTCTTGATGATCAGAAAGTATATGTTTATTCTCATTCTTTCATGCCTGAATTGCGTCTATTAGAACATGAAAAAACCGACGAAGCCCCTTATCGGGTTTGGGTAAATCAAGGCTTTTTAACTCTCACGTCAGGAGCTTTTGGACTGAAAACAGATTATAAGTATATTCTCACACATTTGAAAGAATTGATTGAAAAATACAGTCTGAAAATTCTTGCCGTTGGTTATGATAATCACAATGCCAGTGCTTTTTTATCTGACCTTGATTTTCTAGGCTGTGATTTAATTGATGTAGCTCAATCAGCTAAAAGTTTAAGCGATTGTACTGTTGATTTCAGGCAGTCAGTTGAAGCTGGTCAAATAATGTATGACCGCAGAAATGCGCTGTTATCATGGTCTGCCGTTAATGCAGAACTTGTAAAAAATAGCTTTGGTGAAATTAAAATTGTCAAAGACACTGTCGGCGCGCGAATTGATCCGATCTATTCGATTATAGACGCGTGGAAAATAATGTTCTTAAACTGCGACAGAACACCATACGACGCAAACGA